GTCGGCGCGCGAGTTGATGTTGCAGGTAATGAACGCCCACTTTCGGCATTTACGCGGTGGGAATATCTGGACATTCCGGCAAAAAGCCAAGCGGGAACGCCATCTTGCTTTTACGTCGATCAGCAGCGCGACGCGGTTGACCTTTATGTTTGGCCTGTCCCGACGTCGGCAACAATCAATCTTGATGCAGACATGCGGGTTGAGACAATCACCGATGAAAGCCAAACGGTTGATATAAGGCAGGAATATCTGCCAGCATTGCAGGCGGCTTTAGAGGTTCGCCTTGCGTTGGCCCATGGTCAACCAATTGATCCCATGCGCGCTGCCATCCTTGAGCGCCAAATGTTTGATGATGACCGTGAGGCAAGCGTTCTAATGGGCGTCGTCTAATGGACCTGCCCTACGGCGTTTCCTCCTATTCGCGTGAACGGGGAAATATCGCAGAGTTGCCGGTTATCAACATGATTGCGGAATCAGCCCCGTCCAATGGGCGTCTGGTGCTGATCAGCCGTCCGGGGATTGAGGAAGTTTCGGAAGTTGGCGCGGGGCCGATTAACGGTCTTTTCCAGCATGACGGGATTTTGGCAGGCTCGCTTATCGCGGTGTCTGGCTCTGCGCTTTACAAGGATTCAACCAATCTCGGCACGCTTGACGGCGGCGGCTTTGTGTCGTTCGCTGGCGATGAGGAGGAACTGACGATTTGCGCCGGTCAGTCGATCTGGCAGACCGATGGCACGACGCTAACCGCGATGACGTTTCCCGATGATGTTGACGTGGTGAGGGTGTTTGACCTCGCCGGTTATAACATCGGAATCAGGGCTAATAGCGCGCGGTTTTACTGGCGACTTTGGGGTATTAATGTCTGGGATGGCTTGGACTTCGCCACGGCTGAAAACGAGCCTGACCGCCTGTTAGACGGCTTGGCGATTGACGATTATCTGGTTCTATTTGGAACGGAGACAGTCGAGTTTTGGCCTAAGACCGGCGATCCTGAATTGCCGTTTACCCCAACGGCTGGGCGAGTGTTTGAAAAGGGAATTCGTGCAACGGGGTGCTGCACGGCATTCGATAACACTGTGGCATGGGTATCGAACGAGAATATCGTTTACAGGGCTGGGAACGTCCCTGACCGTATCTCAGATAGCGGTGTTGAGGAGCGGCTTGCCAATTCGGTCGAATGCCGTGTCGAGAGCTTCTTTTTTGAGGGTCATGAGTTCCTGAAGGTTCGGGGCGATACCTTCACCATGCTTTACGACGCGCAGACGGGCCTTTGGTCTGAGTGCGCTTCCTATGGGCAAACCAATTTCAGGGGGCTTTGTGCGATCACCGGCCCGCTGTTCGGTGATGACACGACGGGCCAAATTTGGGGATATTCGTCTGGTTATTCGGATAACGGCGGAGTCCTGGAGCGGCGTTTCCGGGCTGGGGTTGAATTGGATCAGGCGGTAACAATCAACTGCATTCGCTTGACGGCCAATGTGGGGCAGACGCCGCACCTGTCGGGAACTTATGCTGATCCGGTGGTTGAAATGCGATCCAGCCGCGATGCAGGCCAGACGTGGGCGAATTGGGAGCAATCACCGCTTGGGGCACAAGGTAACTACCGCGAGCGTTCGGAGTGGCGGCGTTGCGGCATGTTTGATGATCCGGGGATGCTGTTTGAGTTCCGGGTGACTGACCCGGTTCCGTTTCGCGCAAGCCGAGTGCAGGCCAACCCGAAGAATGGCGGGCGCTCAAGGTGATTTTTAAGGCGACGCCGATAGACCGCGCACAGTCGATTGTTGACGCTCAAGGCAGGCCGTCATTCCCGTTCCAACGGCTTTGGGAGATGTTTGGAAAAGCAATTGAACGTGCCTTTACGACGCTGGAAACACAACAGGCAGCGCTTACCGCGCAGCAAGCTGAATTGACTGCACAACAGGCCACATTGACAGCTCAGGTGGCAGCGATTGCAGCAGCTCAAGCGGCGGCTGATGCGGCAAGCGCTACGGCGGCGACCGCAATTGATACAACGGCTCTGGTCAATAGCTACGTCTCTGGCTTGACGCTTTCCGCGACTGATGCGGGTTCAAGCGCGAGCATCACGATTAGCAGTCATACGCGGAATTATGCGAACGGGACTTCGGTTGCGGTCACTGGCGCGACGTTGACCGGGAAAAGCTACGGCACGGATTATTATGTTGTTTACACGGATACGGGACGTGCCGGGGGTGCAGTTTCATATTCGACTGTGACAGATGTGAACGCGGCGGCTCAAGTTGGTGATTTGCATACAGTCGGTGGGATTAAGACCCCTGCGTCTGGTGGCGGCGGGACAAGCGGCGGATCGGCACTTCCGCCCGGTGCGACAAACATCCCATGATGAGGTCCTTCGATGCCGAGCGCGTCAATGAATTGGTCAATCATCCATCTATTCGGCTTGCGATTGGCGGCGACGGGGAATCATATCTGGACCTAACTGACGCGGTTGCAGACGAGTCAAACTATTTCATTTTGGGCAAGCATGGCGGGTTTAGTTTGTGCTGGACCGGGCCGCATATCTTTGAAGTGCATACCTTCATTTTGCCGGAAGGGCGCGGGGCTTGGGCGCGTGAGGCTGCACAGATGACCATGCGCATGATGTCTGATTTTGGGGCTGTCATGCTCTGGACGCGGGTGCATCCCGAAGCGGTGAACGTCCGCAAATTCACTTTGGACGCAGGATTTACTCCAGCCGGTCAACACACGGCAATGGGCGTGGCCTATGATATTTATGAGCGGAGACTGTAAATGCCAGCAGCAGCAATTGTAGCAGGGGTTAGCGCGGTCGCTACCGTTGGCGGCGCGGCTCTTAGCGCCAGTGCCAGCAAGAAGGCGGCGAACAAAGCGGTAGCGGCACAGACGGCTACAACTGAATCAAACAACGCCTTGCAGCGGGATATTTACGACCAGAACAAGCAGACGCTTTCGCCTTATGTCCAGACCGGCAATCAGGCCAATGCTGCGATCATGGAATTGCTCGGCTATCCGGCTCAGCAGCAACAGCAGCAGCCGACGAATGCACTGGCAGGCGGTGTCGATTGGGCAAAATACACCACAAGCCAGCCCGACGCCTTGAATGACTGGCAGACCTATCATTCTGGCATGGATCAGAATGCCTTCGGGCAATGGCATTATCAGCGCGACGGCTCACAGCGGGATTTGGCCCCATATACGACGCCGCCATATGTCCCGGCTCAATCGCAGCCGACCGGAACGAATGCGCTCAGTGCCTTTGACACCTACAAGAACAGCAACGGCTACCAATTCCGCATGAATGAGGGGCTTAATGCCTTGGCTTCAAACTTCCGGGCGCGCGGTGTTTCACAGTCAGGCGCAGCAATGAAATCGATGCTGCGCTATGGTCAGGATTACGGGTCAAACGAGCTTGGCAAGTATATCGGCTATCTCAGCAATCAGCAGGGAGTCGGCCTCTCGGCTGCGTCGGCTCAAGCTGGCGTGGGGCAGAATTACGCCAATGCCTTGAGTGCCAATAATCAAAATCAGGCCGATGCTCTCGGTAACGCTGCGCTGCTCAAGGGGCAGGCGAATAACTCGCTTTATGGCGCGGCGGCTGGTGCGATTGGTAACGTCGCTGGGAATCTCCTTGGCTCGTCATACGGGAGGTAAGCATGACACGACTTGAAGAGTTGAAATCCAAGCTGAAGGCCCGCGAAGGCCAAAAGGGTTATGCCGCCAACGTGGCTGAATTGAAACGCATGATTGCAGAGTTGGAGGCCGCGAATGGCAATTAATTGGGGCCTTGGTCAAGGCGGGCCGAATGCTGGCGATATGTTCATGCGCGGCCTTGAACAGGGGCAGGCAGCGCGGAAGGAGCGCCAAGTCGGCAACGCGCTTGCAATGCTTGCCCGCGATCCGAACAGCACGGAAGGCGCGAATGCTCTACTCCAGGCCGATCCTCGTGCCGGGTATGGCGTGATGCAAGATCAGCGGGCGGCGCAAGCGCAACAGGCCAAACAGCAGGCTATCGGCGGGGCTTTGCGTGGTGAACCGGGGGCAATGGACGCTTTGGCCGGTATTGATCAAAACATGTGGATGAAGCTTGACGACCGCACAAAGCAGCGTGTGAAGCAGGCGACTGAGTTCATGTCGAATGCTGGCTATGCCATCAGCCGCTTGCCGCCAGAGCAACGACCGGCTGCATGGGCTGGCTATGTGCGTCAGGCGGAAGCGAGCGGCTTGGATATTCCAACGCAATATGAAACCTATTCCGATCAATCTCTTGCATCTGCGATGGCTGAGGCGGGGCAGACGGCGGCATGGCTCAAGTCGATGGAGCCAGACTATAAGCCGGTTGGCGAGGGTGGGCTTGCCGGGTTCCAATATGGCGTTCCGATCCAGCAGGGTAGCGCGGTCAGGAATTTTGCACCCGCGCAAGGCGGTCCAGTGGCACAGAATCCCGCGCCGAATGGTCAGGCTGGCCTTACGCCAGATCAGGCCGCTCCGATTATTCAGGGCGCGCAGCAGTCAGGGACTATTTCACGCTCAGACGCAATGCGGATTCAGCAAAGCCTTGGCCCGCAAGGCGCGGCAAAGTTTCAGCAGTGGATGCAAAAGCATAACGTCCGGGTGGCAGATCAGGGCGGCGGCGACCTTGAGGCTCAAGCGCAAGAGGCAATCCGGCAGGGTGCAGACCCGCAAGCCGTAAATGCTCGATTGCAGCAAATGAAGGGGGGCCAGTAATGCCCGGTGCCTTTGATGACCTGATTCCGCAGCAGGCGCAATCCGCCCCGCCCGCGTTTATTCCCGGAACGCCCAAGCCGGTTAGCCCGATTGAAGTGCAGCGCGAAACCCGCGCGCAACAAGATCAGGCCATGCAGCAGGCAAAATTCCAGCGCGATGCTGCGCGGGACGACCGCATGATTGCGAACGATAGTCGCAAAATCACCAACGAGGGGAACGCCAACGCGAACCAGTTGCGCGATGATTTCGGTCGCCAGCCAGCCGTTGCGGACTATCGGAAGACAATTTCAGAGTTCTCCAAGGCCATGCAGTCGGCACCGACACCGCAAGGCGATTTGTCTCTGATTTATGCCTTTGCAAAGATCATGGACCCCGGATCGGTCGTGCGGGAAGGCGAACAATCGCTTATCACCAACACCAGCCCGATTGTTGACAAAATCGCTGGGCAATTCGGCAAGCAGGTTCTTGAGGGTGGCACGTTTACGGAAGACGCCCGCGCTCGTCTGCGTAACGAAATGTCAAACAAGATGGCTGAGATGAATCAGGGCTATCTCCTTGCGCGTTCGGATTATCAGAAGCGCGCCGAGAGTATGGGCATTGACCCGTTCCAAGTCATTGGCTCGCATGAAGGTGACGCTTTTGCTGGGCGTATTCGGAATGCTCAGGCTGATCGGGGTGTTGACTCAAGGTTCATTCCCAGAAACGCCGATGTCAGTTCAACTCCAGGCGGGGATGGGGTCGAACCGGGGGAGCGGCGCGTTATCGATTCAGACGGTAATTTGATTGGGTCGATTGGTGTTGACGGGACATTTACCGAGATTATTGAAGTCACTCCAATGTCTCAAGATGAACGGGACGCTGAGTTAGCCAAAGAGCGCAACACATTCGGCGGCGCTATCGATGCGATTGGCCGGGGGATAGCCGACACAGCAACTTTGGGCTTTGCTGATGAATTGTCGGCTGGCTTTGACACGGCATTCGGCGATGGCACCTATAAGGAGAACCTCGCCAAGCAACGCCGGATCGACCGCGTAGATT